GGTTTGATAAGAACGATTGCCCGTTGAGCATCATTTACCCAACTAACAAGTTCAGACTCAGGCCATCGTATAGCAGATGTGTCCTGTAAAATTATCTGAGCTTTATCTACTATACTTTGAACCGAAGTCGTCATTGCTTTACCTAACCATTAATAACTTGATCCCACGCTTTAGTGCGTTCTTCCGGTGCTACTGTTCGGCCAACCGCGCTGTTAATAGCTGCTGCTTTTGGTTCACCATTCTTTTTAAAGTTAGCGGGATCGCCATCCGACACAAGTTTTTCAATAGCCACAACTACTTCTGTAACATCGCCAACTGCTACTTCAACAAATGCTTCATCTACATCTGGTGTCGAAGGATCGTCGGCAATAAAGTGACCGTCTTCATTTCTTGCTCGTATGGATACCAGTGTAGTCTCTTCAATCTTCACTGATTCTTTTTTACTCTTCGCGCCAACTTCTTTTGCGCCTTGTTGTAATGCCAGAAGTCCAATTTCTTCACTCAGTTCCCTTTCTTTTCCCGCTTCCAAAACAACTACAGCTCCCCAGGTTGTTGCCACGCGGAGGTTTTTATCTGAGATTATTTTCATAAAGATTTACCTATTGCTGAAATACATAGTGATTTCAAAGCCAAGTCTTACGTTTTCGAATGTAGGTTTTGTCCACATAACTTTGTCCTCTCGTAAATTTAAAAAACCCCACACCCTCCCCAGGAGTCAGGAGGGAGGGAGGGGGTTACTACTTTACTTAAACAGCAGTGTCTAAGCAGATTACACCAAAGTCTTCAGTAGAACCGTTATGGTCACTGTTGTACTTAGGCTTTCGTAGGCCGAAAATCTTGCCTATGGAAATACCAGATTGGTTTCCATAGTCAAAAGTCTCTTCAACTACTTCTGGGTTGCCAATGTCGGCCATTGCGAGAGCTTGCGCTCCGCAGAACAGTGCTCTTCCACCGTCTTGGTCAGCATTTGCGCCCCACTTGTAACCAGCAGAACCAGCGTTTGTGCTAGTTCCAGAGGTTGCGCCTTCGGTTGAGAAAACATGACGGAACTCATGTACCATCACGCCATCTACCATCAGTGAAGATGAACCTGCAAACAACTGGTTGCTTGGTCCACGAACACCTGCGTTTCTCACGTTCGCTAGGAAATCTGAATCTAGCTTGAGATCAGCCATTTGCTGTGGAGTAACAAACAGATGGAACACTTCTTCATTGCCAGCACTGCGAATACCTCGGATATAGTTATCCTTGGCATACGCTTTCAACTCGACAATCGCTCTGTAGTTAATCGTATCCGCAGAGTCAACAGCAGTAGTGTCACCTGCGACAAGACTTGTTGTACCTGCGTCATAACGACGGTGACGATTAGAAGTTGGAGTTGAAACGTCAGAAGCAAACTCCAAATCAACAAGCTCGTGACCTGTTGTAGCTGAAGTGGTTCTTAACGCACCGTTAGTCTTGTTTGTATATGCAAGACCCGCCAATGTTAAGAAGGCAAGTTGATCCATTCGATCTGCCATTGCATAAGCAAGAGCGTCACGAGAATTTTCACGGAAATTTACAACAGATTTTTGATCGGCTAAACGACCAGCGATTCTGTTAGCAAATCTAAGCTGATCTAGCTCGATGGTGATATCGTAGGCACGAAGTGCTTCTTCGTTACCCTCTAGGGTGTTATCCCCAGTGATACCATCACCTGTCATATCAGCAAGCAATGTGATGACTGCTTTGGTTCCTTTATCAGACTTAGTTAAGTCAGTGATTCTTTGAACCATAGCGTTAGAACCAGTGCCAGCAAACTGATTAATAAAGCTCATATTTCTAGCAACACGCCAGAAGTCACGGCTCCATGCAGTTAACTGATTACTGGTTAACGATGCAAAATTCGTTAAAGCCATAATCGGCCTCCATTGTTAAATGAAAGTTATAAATAAACAGGCATAACCTGCCAATCTCAGCCGACTAGGTGCGGCTAAACCCTTGCAACGTATCGTGCTGCAACGACTTAGCGCATTTAGAACGAGGTGCGACCTCGGTAAGTTTTACGTCATTACGGACGAGATAAGACGTTTTTTACGTGTACGACACGGATAGTATCGCTCTATCATGCGTAAAAGATATATTAGTTGGGCTAATTAATCTTGTCAAATGAATTAGTAATAGTGTTATCAACAGTTTTATAGTTAATAACCATACCCCAAGGTATGACTATTGGTGTATTTACATACTCTAATTCATCAGGATACCAATCTGTACATAGAATTAGCCCTTCGTTTTCTTTGATCTCGATAAGATACCCAACCGTGTGACGAACAATGGCTTTTAACTCTTTGGCATCAGCTACAGTTATATCATCTGTATCTATCCAAGCGTCTTTCCATATCACTTCACAGATTGGGTACATGGTTCATCACCATTTAACCTTATGCGACCAATAACGAGCACTCAGTTTAGAAGGATTAGAGTCTTGAGCGTTATGCCTTGCGTAATATGACCTTTTTCGCGCTTTGTCTTTAGCGGTTTTGGGGTTTTTACCTGCGCCTTGCACACCTTGCTGACCAAATCGTATGGTTTTTACTGTATCGCCTTGTTTAGCTACTACAACATGGCTTTTTGTCGGGTGTTTCGGTGTGCGTTTAGGCTTGTTATAACCACTAACACCTATTCTTGCTAAAATCGGGTCTCTTTGCCTAGTCATTACAAAACATCTCCTCGTAATCGGGCTATTGTGGCAGGGGGTAGGGCATTGAACTCTTCTTCAGACATGTTGCTAATGTCCAAAGGTTGCTCCCCATGCGCTGAACTGCTTTCGCCAGGGAGATTAGGTGGTTGTTGTTCGGCTGTTTTGAGCTTTTTAGCAACTTCACTACGTTTTTTAGCCACTTCATCAACTGCGGGTTGCGCTTTTTTAGGTGCAGATGGGGCTTGTTGCGTGGGTTCAGGGGCAGGGGCTGCTAAATTATGCTCTGCAACCACGTATTTCACCGCTTTGTGCATAGCATCTGCGCCATCGTAGCCTTTTAAGCCCAAAGCCTCGGCCAAATCGACAACTTCGTTCGTTAATTGCTCGTTATATTGCTCGGAATTCTGGTCAAATACAGGAAATTCGGCCTCGATCTGCTTACTTGCGTCCAATATTGCGTTTTGTTGGTTAGACATAGTTATTTCTTGGCGCATTTTCTGCTCAACTTCAAAAGTAATCTGCTCACGCTCGGCTGCACGTATCTCGGCTCGTTTTTTTGCAGCCGCTTCAGCCTGTCCGTCCAAGATTAAGTTCTGAAGTTTGACTTCTTCGGCATCAAAATCGTATTTAGGTGCTTCTTTTGGTGCTTGTTCCTTTGCTTTAAGTTCTTCAAGCTCTTTTTGCATAGCTTTGTTCTTTTGAAGGACTTCATCTAACCGTGTTTTAGGAACCATTGGTTTCTTAGGTTGCTCTGGCTCTTTAGCTTGTACTTCTTCTTGAGCAGGTTCTGCCTCTTCAGGCTGCTCGGCAACTGTTTCTTCCTGTTGTTCTTCTTGGGTCTCAGCAGGTTCCTCAGATTCAGCACTAACTTCCTCCGTTTCTTGAGTAGTTTCTTCAGCAGGTTCTTCTTCTACAACAGCATCCTCAGTGACCTCTTGAGTTTGCTGTTCTTCTTGGGGCTGCTCTTCTTCAGTCTCTTCACCAAGACCAAAATTCAAGTCTATGTTTTCTGGTTGCTCCATCTCTTCAGACCCTGGCATCCTTTCGAATTGTAGTTCTTCTTTCTCAGCTTCTTTCTTAGCCATTAGTTGACTCCTGTATCAGTGGGGGGATTAGTTTGCTGCTTGTTTGCCATTTGCATGGCAGTTGACGCAATCTTAGTTGCGGCCTGAGTATCCGATTGTCCTTTGCGGATTTCATTGGTGTTTGCAGAAAGTTCCCTTCTCAACTCAAGTTCTTGCTGCTTCATTGCCAGCTTAGACTGTATTTCTGCAATCTGTAGCTGTGGTTGCACTTCGGCAGTGTCTGTAGCCTTCGCCATATTCAGGGCAGCTTCAGACTGGAGTTTTTGTACTTCAGCTTCGAGCTTTTGAATCTCAAGCTGTATGTTCATCATTTCTAGCTGATTCTGCATTGCAAGCATTTCAGCCTGTTCTGGAGTAGGCGGCTCTTGCCCAGTTAACTCGCGTATACGTTTTGCAAGCTCACCTTTCTTTGTCAAATGACTGTATTCGACAATGGCATCATCAGGGATCGCTACACCGACCTGTCTGAGATTCAATGCTTCAGCAAACTGAACCTCATCAAAACTATCCCGTGCGGGAGCAGTCGCTACGATCACATCGTATTCACCAATAGTCAGATCGTTTATAACGCGACCTTCCGGTGACATCTCATTGATGCGTAATTCTTCGCGGGGTTTCATCGGATCAGTCTCGTCTGTAATTTGTACAAGACGCTCTTCGGTATAGAACTGCTGAACGCAGCGTAATATTTTTTCAGCGAGGTAATGTCTGGTTTTTCGCAAATTATCCAGTGGCACTTGAATCATGATAACGCCACGATTTTGTTTTGCTTGGATCGCAACACCAGAAACTTCCTGTCCGTCACTACCTAGCATTGAGTCATTTACGCCAGAAATAGCTTTAATATTTCCCGCTGCTTTCTGACTTATACGGTCCAGACCTGTTGGAATTGTATTGGGCTGTATCTTAGTAGGTGGATTAGTGCCTCTGGCATACTCAACTACCAAACCAGTCTGTGCGCCACTTTCCTCCAAGTCATCAGGAGTCATACCAACAAGCGAACCGGACTCAACCATCCAGCCGCTGTTTGCTGTTGTATTTACAATATGCAATTCCTGGGAAGCAATTTTGTTCAGTTGTTCTTGCGGAGATAATAAATTGCGTACCATGCCGAAGGGTCTGCCACGACGAAAGTAAGCAAAATAAGGAACAATCGTAAACTCAGGGTAGGGCGACCAATCATCATGCAGCACTACCTTATCGCAAGTAACAGTCCATCGAACTTTAGGAACAACTTTGGAAATCAAACTTAGCCCGTACTGTTTGCCAAATTTTTTCTTCTTCTGGTCAGACCAGTTCGCAGGTGCAGGTCTTTGGTCGCCAGTCAGTGGGTCAACATAATAATCGCAGCGCGACATCTTTTTATGCTGCCTTTCAATAACTCGTAACGCTCGAACCTTCCTGTACTCGTCATCGCCTGGGATATGTTCTTCGTGTGTATCGGCATCACCGAATCGAGTTTCTTCGTATTCAATCGAATCGCGCCCATAAGAGTTGCCGTTCTCAGCGATAAAAGTTAATCGTTCTGCTTGCTTCTTGCCGTATAACTCTTCGATCTCGTCAAGTGTCATCCACCGAGTCTCAAAAAATTCTGTCCAAGAAGCCGGGTCATAATCTTTTGCATCAGGGTCGAGCAAAATGTCGCAGGGATCTTTAGCTGTAATTCTCACTTCACCCTGTGTGTGATCTGTAAAATCAATCCGCACATCAAAGTACCCACGGCCATCCATAATCAAACCGTCAGAAAATACTTGTTGCTCCAGCCAGTCGAGTTTGTTGTTGTCTGCAATCTGCAAGTACAACTTGGTCAGTACGTCTGCTGTTTCCTGATCCCCACCGCGTCGGGGTTTGAACTGAATATCTGCTCGCCTCGATGACTGCTCGCCCAATACCGTATTCACCGTAGGCAAAATAGTATTAATAGTCAGAGCAGGGCGACCTTCTGCATCAAGCGTTGCAATATCGTTTGCATCCCATTGCTCCCCGCGATAATACGAGTCACATTTACGTGCCATCTCAATATAATCAGTATGCCCGTTATCCCGCGCACGAACGTACCGATGCCATTGTGTGTCTGCAATTTGCATCTCTTTTTCTGGAGCTAGGTTCTTCGATTTTGAATAGGCCATAATTTATGCACTCATCGCTGATTTGCGTCGATCACCTTGTGTCATACCGACAAGCCGATCTCGCCAACTGGGTTCTTTAATTATCGGAGCTTGATAAGTAGCAAACTCCGTCATCATGAGACCGAGCCAAGCTAACGCATCAACCTGATCGTCATGTGTACCATTGGGGAAACGTAAAAGTTCTGCTATAAGTGGACCAACCCAAGGCGCATCTTTAGGAAGGTAAACCATCCCTTGTTGCATACGACCCTGTATCGCTCGCGCTCTTGCTTCTTTATCACGCCTTCCTGTCTTTAAATCTTTAAAATAGGCTTCGTATAAGCCCCTCTCTCGAACACGTTTTTCTAAAAATGGTCCAAGCGCCATTTCGATGTGACCTTTTTCAATACCTATGATCGAAGGCTTCCACTGCTCATAAAAGTCCAGAATCTGCTCAACCAGTTCGAAACCGTCATAGCGACCGCGCACAACGTCCATAACAAAAAGACGATCATGCTCATCAACACCGATACACATACCCACACTATAGTCATTGCGATCACGCTGACCGATTGCCAAATCCCATGCTTGGTAATACCTGAGTCGTTCTTCATCAACATCCTCCGCGTGGTAATAATTAATCATCGTGCGGGTAAAATAGTCCCCGTCATCTGCAACAGGGTTTTGTTGATACAGCGCAGACCAGTCTCGCGGTCCGACTGCTTTTCTGATTCGATCTAAACTTTTTACGTCATAACGCTCTGGGTGCAGTGCTTCACCAGAGTTTCTAAATTCTTCTTCCTCTTCAGCGATAGCGGGATAGCGAACTACTTCCCATTCGTCACCGCCTTCGGTAGTACCTTTTAATAACCGACCTGCCAGATCATCGTCATGCCACCGCGTCAGAATGACAAGCACTCCTCCACCTGGGGCTAAACGTGTGTAGGCAGTTGATGTATACCAATCCCAATTGGCATCGCGGTTGTTTTGCGATTCGGCATCCTCGCGGTTTTTTACCGGATCATCGATCACTAAAACGTGAGCACCTTTACCTGTAATACCACCACCAACACCTGCCGCGACAAATCCGCCACCTTGCGTAGTCAGCCATGCTTCGGCACTCTGACTTTCAGGATCGAGGCGAGTTTTATCAAAAGCCGTTTTATAACTAGGCTCTCTTAACAGGTTACGCACTTTTCTACTAAACCCCATTGCCAATGAGCCAGAATAAGAACAGCTAATAAACTCGTGTTCGGGGTTACGTCCCAAGTGCCAAGCAGGGAAAGCAATACTGGCAAGTGTCGATTTGCCATGTCGAGGTGGCAAGAACAGCATCAACCTCGGAGATTCTTTAGCAACAACAGCACGGGAAAAATCTTCCAGGCGTTTACATACATCTTTATGTACCCAACCTGCCAGATATTCAGGATTAAATCGTTCAACAAACGGGAGTAATCTTTTACGTGTGAGAATACGAAGTGCTAATTCTTCTCTTGCCATATCCGCTTCGGACTTCTTGGCAACTGGCACTTCTTCTTTAACAACTGGCGAGGGCAACTTGTCAACTTCATCG